ACATGCTAATGTTTCCATTATTAGCAGGGTTAATTGATACTGGGGAAGTCTGAGCTGTAATTGTAGTCCATACGGTAGTTGCAGTGTTGTATGAAACAACTGCATAACTACACCAAGGAGTAGTAGTTCCCCATGCACAAATAGCAATATTGCCATTTGATAACATTATCATTTTTGCAGTTCTTGTACTTCCAGCAGTAAATAAAATAACACTTGGGGATGTTAAACCTGCTGTGGCGGGAGGAGCCGATGGGTTTGGCATTTTTCTTGCATTAACTCTAATAGCTCCACTGGTACTTAGAACTTCTAAAGTATAAAAATATTCTTTATTAGCGTCAATTAAAATACCTGGGTTTATCAACCCATCATTTTGCATAGTTAATGCGTTAGTATTTACAGCACCATTATATGATGTTGAAGATGTTGGGTAAGGTAAAAGCGATGGGTACGCAACAGCTAAATCAGCATTTACAACGGGAGATAAAAGCCCATCTCCATTAGTAACTAAAAGATCATTAGTAGTACAACTTGATGACAACTGACCTGTTATAATTGTTGTAGAAGCTGGATTTGAGCCAGTTGGAAAGGGAAATCCTACATATCCTCTTTGCATTAGTATGCGCCCCCTTCGGCTTGCACTTTAATTCCTACTTGCGTGTCATTAACTGTTGCTCTTAATGACCAACCAGTTGGTACTAAAATTGGGAATAAATTTGGTGTAGTTACTGCTTCAAGCGTGATTGTGGTTACAGCACTTGTACCAGATAATGTTTGTGCCGATATAGGAATCTCAGCATATAAATTATAAACTGTCCCGTCATATCTAAAAATACGAACAACTGAAGTTACTGTATTTCCAACCGGAATAATTACAATTCTTTCAACCTGTCCACCAACTGACGCAGTAAAAATAGTGCCAGTTGTTGTCGGTGCGGTTCTTGAAGTATCGCCAGTTGTAAGAAGTGCCGCCCCCACTGTCGCTGTACTTGCATAATTTATTGTAGATGCCATTGTTAATCCTTAAAAAGTTAAACCTAAGTTATAAAATGATTCTGCAATTGGAGAAGCGATTGAACCCCAACTTGCATTAGTACCATCTGTTGTAACATACTTTCCTGCATTTCCTGCTTGCGCTGGTAGTGCTACGTTAAACGCCTGAGCCGCAACAAATGCACAAGTTGCTATTTGTGTTGTGCTTGTGCCAGAAGATGCAGTTGTTGATGTTGGTACACCTGTTAATGCAGGAGATGCTAATGGTGCAAGTAAATTATCAGCGGCTAAACGTATAGCCGCTTCATTTGCTGTTGATGTTGTAACAAAAGCAGTTGTTGCAACTTGCGTTGTATTTGTTCCGGCTGTTGCTGTTGTAGAAATTGGCACACCAGAAAATGTTGGAGATAACATGTTCATTGCAAACGCTGTTGTTGCAAGATTAACCGTATTATCACCAGCCGTGCGTGTTAATCCTACCGCTGCATTAAGTGTTGTTAGCCCTGTAACACCTAAGGTTCCGGTAAGAGTTGTATTTCCTGTAACGCCTAAGGTTCCACCAATTAACCCATTGCCAGTAACAGTTTCATTACCATCAACAGTAAAGTTACCTGTTAACTTTTGAGTTCCTGTCTTGCTTAAAAACTCAGAACCACCTAATGTAATAAAGTTAGTACCGTCATACATTAACAGCATAGGATAACCAGCAACGATGTCACCAGCAGTTGGGTCAGCACCAGCCATTGTTTTAATTGATCTAACACCTAATCCAGAAACGTTAACCGTTAATGCACCAGTATTAGTAATATTTGCCCTATATAGCAAACATAACATAGGCGTGTAGCCAACTAGAGCCGTGCTAGGCGCTAAAACATGGCCTGTTGCTGTACCTGTATCGGTTGCAGTTACTAATATTGCACCAGTGAAGCCATTTAAGGTTTCTTTTAGTATTGTCTTAACTAATCTTAAATGATCGTCACCCTGACTCTTAGGGTCTGATGATGTTGGGTTTGTAATAACCAAATCATTAATATAATTTCCGCTTTCTAGTGCCATTATTTACCCCTGTTTGGTTGCCATAGCCGCATCTTGATTCCAATTTGCTGTATTGGCCCTATTTTTGTCTGCATTATACAATGATTCCATTCCGCTAACTAATTCTACATCTCTGATATAGGTTGCTGCGTAGATCAAACAGCAGTGTAAGTACATATCAGGATATGCAGTTAATAGGTCGTTGGTTGGATTGCTATCGCTTAATGAAGGAATTGTAGAGTTATACTCAAGCACAACATCATAGTTACCATTAGGAATTGGGCCTAGCTTTAGCTTGTTATTTATTATTGCATAACTTTGTGGGATGTTACTTGTGTAGCTTCCCCACCTAGTCCTTAACAATTGCGCTGGCATCTTATCAAGTACATACAAGATGCTTCCCATAGTGATAGTAGCATCTATTAGGCTCCTAAAATCAGAAGGCAATGGTGCTGTATCGGTTCCGGAAACAGTTGTGATGGTAGCGGTTTTTTGCAGTTGGTCAACATCTAATTCTAAAGACATTCTGCTTTCAGCCAGTTTTATAAAGTCTGGTATAACAGCAGTTAGATCATTACGATGAATCCAACTGGCAATTGAGCTTTTAAGTTCTGTAAAATTAGATAACGCCATTACACTTTACCCTTCCAGATTCTAAATCCTTCTAAACTTTTATCGTTTAAAAGTGTTTTTATGTGTTCTTTATCACGCATAAACTCGGTGAATGTTATCCCAGTTCTATTGATATAAGATTCAATAATAACCATTGGGATAGTTGCAGCATGTTTCATGTCATGACTACCAGTATTACCCTGGTCAACCCTTTCTTTTACGCTATCAAGTATCTCTGTTGTGTCTTGAAAAGATTGAACAATTACCTTGTCACCTTGACTGACAACACGAGTCTGCATCTCCATTAGCTATTATCCAATGCAATCACGTTTACCTTGCCTGCTGCCGAATCTTGTATAGCTGCAACATGAGTATTACCACTAACAACAATACATAACTCATCATTTGGTTGTAGAAGTATATCATTACCAGTTGCTGTAACTGTTGAATCGCCTATCTTAACAAACGCATAAGCATTTGAAGCAATTCTTAAATAACCAGGCTTTACACCTGCTGAATTAACCGGAATTGCAATTCTTGTGGATGTTGCGCTGGTTGTAATTGTGCTACCAACTGCGCCAATCTGTAATGCATCAGACATAATCTTTTCCTTAAAGGATGAGTGGGTTTTTACACCCACTCTATTTTAATCTTACAACAAGTCTTTTACTGCGCCTGAAGCTTTCTCTTGACGAGATTCAAGCGTATATTCAACTGTGATAAGTTTCTTATCAGCATCACCAGTTTTTGCTAGGTCAACTGTTTCAAAGTTTCTCAATGTTGCTAATGCCCATTTATCAGTTTCTAAGATAAATGCAGTTCTTGCACGTTGAAAACGGTTAGGCATAATTTGTAAAGTACCAAAGTCGCTCACATAAACATCAACAGCAGCAGTTACTGATTTGTCTTCTGACTTGTCGAAACGAGTAGAACCACCAGTAAAAGTTGAGAATGTTTGTTTTTGACTTGGGCCAACCATAATCATGTCAGGTTCACCACCTTCTGCATAGATGCTTTGCAACACTGTTTTTACTTGTGATTCCAAGAATGCTCTTGCAGTACCGTCAGTTGGAGCAGCCCATGAACCCATAGTATAAACAGGAGCAACACCACTCGTACCTAAACTAACATTGGTAGCAATCCAACCTTCAAGACCACGCAAGTTACGAGCGGCAGAAGTAGAACCAGCAGCATTTGCAGTTGTACCAGCGTTAGAAACAGCGCCAGCAGTACCGTTAGCAGCAGAACAAAGTGCAGCTTCCATATCTCTTTTAAGCTCAGAAGCTTTCATAGAAATTTGGTAGCCTAGTTCATTGTTACGACCAGCAGCCTTAACTGATTGGTTAGTACCAGAAATAACAACGTTCTTAGTTGAAATTTGAGTGTAGTTACCTAAACGAGTTGTAGGACTAACAGTACCAAAAGTTGAAACGTCATCGCCCTCAATTTGAGCATTAACACTTACAGCAGCAAGGTCTTGTGTTTGCCACTCATGAAAAGTATTGGTTGCTTTTACTTTTGGGATTGCCGACATAAATGGAGTCTTAGTCGGAGTGATTTGATAAATCATGTTTGTCAAATCTTCCCGAATACCTTTAGCCTGGAAGGTTTGATATGTACCTGTTACAATTGCCATCTTAATTACCTACTATAATTTAATTACCAAACATGACAGCGAAAGCTGCTGCCGCATCATTAAGTGATCCAGATTTTGCCAACTTAGATTTTGCTTCATCAAGCCCAGACTTTTGTATATTGCTGTTGCCAGATCGCTCAATCCTCGGTGGTAAATTCTCAACCTTTTTATTAGAACTTTTAGCCTGATTAACAAGTTTGTCATATCTCATAGCATTTAACGCCAATTTGATATTAGCTGCTCTTGATTCATTCAAGTTTAACAAGTCTTGTTTAGAGTATCCTTGATTAGTAAGGTAGCTTATAAGCTCTTGCTCTTCATTTGTTCTCTTAGACTTATCTTGCCATTCTGGAATAATATCAAGCAGCCTCTTGCCTTCTTGCTCCAAGTGCTGGCCTAAATATTCGCGCTCTTGAGCCTGTTGCTGTTGCATAAGGTATTGCTGTGTTGCATTTGCCTTATTAACTTCAACTTGCTTAGCCTCGAATAATTCCTTCTGCCTCAAATATTCGTGCGGATTGTTCTCTAACAAATCTTGCCAGTTGGGTTGGCTTTGTTGCGCCCATTGCTGTGCTACGTTCTGAAAGTGTTGTACCGCATTACCTAATACTTGTTGCTGCTGTAGATAAATTTGTTTTTGAGATTCTGCTTCTTTTCTTATTGATGCCGCTTCTTCAAAACGCTGAGTCGAAGCTTTATTAATTTGATAATTAGCAATTAGTTCATCTCTGTCAACTTGTTTCTCTACACCATCTACCTTAACAGTAAAAATATCATTAGCAGGCTTTTGAATTTCTTGCTCTTGTCCATCATCGGAGGAGCCTTCATCATCAAACTGATAACCTTGTTCTTCTTGCGTTAAGTATGCACTGAGCAACTCTGCATCTGAGTCACTGGTTGATTGTCCAGTATCCGATTGCTCAATTTGTTCA